GGCTTGCTTCGCCTTGACCGCCTGGAGCTCGGCCCGAAGCCGCTGAAGAATTTCCCCCGCGCCCGGAATTCCGGGACCGGACGCGGGGGCCGGAGCGACGTGCTCCTGGTGTTCGTCGCCGGGATCGTTCACTTGCCGTCCTCCTGCGGGAAGCAGTCCCAACCGTGGTTCTTCGCAATATCAAACGCATCAGGTTGCACATCGCGGGATACCCGCCCGCAATACATCCGCCTCGCCTCGTCGCGCTCGGCGGTGAGGCGTTCGATTTCTCGCTGCTGCTGTACCAGCGTTGCGGAGAGCTTGCTGAGGTCTGGGTTGCACCGATTGTCCGTCATGCTGCCACCTTTCAGAATCCAGGCTGTGATTCGTACATGCTGCCGCCCATGATCTCAAGGTCGTGCAGGACACGGGCGGCCATGACCTGCGCGGTGACTGCGTCGATGTTGCTCGTGCTGCGCTGCTTGACGGGCATCGCAAGCCCCGTGAGGCCCACGTAGAGCCGGGCGGACGCCAGGCACGCCCGCAGCACCGGGTCGGGCCTGCACCGGACGCGCTCCGAGCGAATCCAATCGCTCCAGATCGCCCAGCCGCCGCCCATCCAGACGATGGTCTGTGGGGCCTTGTGCCACTTCCAACCATGCTTCCGCTCCATCTGCGCGGCCCACGCAGACGCCTTGCCGACCGGGTCCGCGATGAACGCCCGGATCTCAAAGCGCCGGCAGATGTCGACCAGCCGCGCCTCGACGGCGTCGAAGTCAATCGTCGGGCCGCCGCAGTTGGTCAGGTGCCCGTCAGCCACCCACCGGCTGAGCGGCTGCCTTGTCCGGCGCTCGTCGTGCAGGATGTCCGTCCCCGCCCACCAGTGGTAGCCCTGCGTGTGGATCTTCGCACCGTCCCAGACGGCCACGCACATGCTGGTCAGGTCGCACTGGCTGCCCTGGGCGAATCCGCCCTGGCTGAAGTCGACCGCAACCACGCCGGGCGCACCGGCGAGCATCTCCCAATCCTCGTCCACCGAGACCCGGTCGAGCAGCTCGAGCGGCAGCGCGCCGGCGAGGTCATCGGTGAATGTCGCGAGCTCCTGCAGCCAGGTCTCCTCCCGCGCCTTCGGGTCGGCGGTCGCCAGCGCGGTACGGATCTTGGTCCGGATGTCACGGATCGACACGAGCACGCCCGCCGAGGGGTTCGCGTGCTGCACCGCGACGTCCGAGTCAGGCTCGTCATCCGCGTCCATCCCCCAGAGCAGCGCCCACCAGCCCTCCGGGAGCGGCTCGCCGCCGTCGAGGGCGACCTCGCAGGCCTGCCAGTACGGCCACAGCTCCCTGCTCTTCTGCTCTCGGTCCGGTGTCGTGATGAACAGCATCTGACCAGTCGGGGTCTTGGTGACGCTCGACATGGCCCGCAGGATCGCCGCGTCCATGCGCGCCGCCTCGTCGGCCACCACCAGCCGTGGCGTGATGCCGTCCATGGCGTTGTCCGTGCAGGGCATAGCCCTCAGCGTCGCCTTGCGGTGCTCCACGAGCCCGACCGAGGTCGCCCCGCCGCCGCCCACGAACCGCCACCGCTCCTCGCCGCGGTGGAGCTTGTGGATGCGCCCGTGGATGATGTTCGCCTTCTCCTGCTGCGTGGCGACGCACGCGCACTCGAGGTCATCACCGGTCGACAGCAGCCACTCGAACAGGTGCGTCACCAGCCCGGTCTTGCCGCCGCCTCGGGCCAGTGCGATCAGGAGATATCGCGTCGCCGGGGTCCCGTCATCGGACCGCCGGCGAGCGAGGAGGACAGCCAGGGCGAAGAGCTGCCACGGCATCAGCTTCAGCCCCATGACGGTCATGCGCTGGACGCAGGCGTCCAGCTCGGCCGGGTTCCACGCCACCCCGTGCGCCGGCGGGTCCGACCGCTCCGCGAGGTACCTCGAGGCCGCCGCCCGGATGCGACGCGGCGCCGGCACCGTCCCGTCGACGCATCCACGGGCGTACTCGTCCGCCCGCGCCAGTGAAGCAGATGCTTCAGCGGGTGTATGCGCCGCCGCCACCGATGAAGCATCTAGGGAGCGCGCGCATACGGGATCGGTACTGGGTGCCTGTGTGGATGGTTCGGATTCGACGGTCCCACAACGCGGTGCCCGGTCCTCAGGGGGTACCCCCCCACCCATGCCGGGGGGGTCTACTTGCCGTGCTCGAGCTGCTCGTGACACCTTCGGCACACGGCCATCAGGTTTCGCGGGTCGAGCTTCAGCCTTGGGTCGATTGCGACCGGCACGATGTGGTGAACCTCGACGCTCGGCTCTTTCTGACACCGCTGGCACATCGGGTTGTTCTCCCGGACGGTTCGGCTCAGCCGGCTCCAGGTTCCGCCATAGTGGAGCCGCTTCCCACGGACCTCGCAGGCCAGCGCCCTGTACGGCGATTTCCAGATCCTCATCCTTCACCTCCCGATCCTCCGGGTGACGGGTGACGCTTGGTGACGCGTGTTTGCATATGACCTCGTGTGCGCGTGCGCGCGCGTGTGTGCGTATGTCAGAAAAAGCGTCACATGCGTCACATGTGTCACCTTTCGATGATTTCCAGTTGCCAAACTCATACGTCGACCCATCCGTAATCCGACACCGAAGCGTCACCAAGGCCGCAAAGCGTCACCCCGGCGAACCCTCGACCATGCTTCCTGCGTTCAGGGCGTATGCCGCGCCTCGCGAGGTCGCCAGAAAGCCGCTTCATGCTCTTGGGGTGGATGCCCGCCTCAGCGCACCACTTCTGCCATGACGCAAACAGCGACGCCGAGCTGCACCAGCCGGTCTCGGCGGTCATGCAGCAGTCCTGCAGCCACGCGCCCACCGTGTCCTGCTCGTCCAGATACGCCTTGGTCGCCTGCAGGATCTTCTCCGGCGGGTTCAGGCCGCCCGCCTTGGCCCACTTCTCGAAGCCCTCCATCGCCCACCGCAGGATGCCGCCCGCCTGATCGCGCAGCTGCGCCGGCAGCGTCTTGTCGGGGTTCGCCGGCTTGTTGTTGAACGGCACCATGCACAGGCGGCGGCGCATGGCGTCATCCACGGTCGCGATCTGTGGCGCATGGTTTCCGACCACGAGCAGCTTGAAGCTCGGCGTGAACTCGAACCAGTCCTGACGCATGTGACGGGCAACGATGCGGTCGCCGCCGGTCAGCTGCTTGATCTTGGCGTCATCCCACCGCCTGCCCTCTTGGGTCTCGTTGGCGACCGCCAGGCGCGCTCCACGCAACATGGCGATCTCGGCCGGGTGGCGGTCGTTCTTGCTCTCCATGAGGGCGTCCATGGGCAGCGTGCGGGCGTAGTCCCCCCAGGCGTGCCGCAGGGCGTCCACGAACACGCTCTTGCCGTTTCCGCCCGGCCCGTGGACGAACAGGATCGTGTGCTCCTGCGTGCTGCCGCTGAGCGCGTAGCCCGCCCACCGCTGCAGGAACTCCACCACCTCGAGGTCGCCCTCGCATGCCTCGAGCAGGAAACGCTCCCAGACGCCGCTTTCGCCGCCTGGCCGAGCACCCACCCGCTTGGTGATCTTCATGTCGAGGATGCGCGGCACTGAGCAGCCCTCGATCAGCTCGTAGCAGCCGTCCGGCGCCCCGAACGCCCACATGTGGTCATCCCAATCCGATGACCTGCAGGTGAGCCCGTCCTCGACCTGTGCGACCATCTCGAAGTACCGAGCCCACGAGCCGGTGTCCTTCGGGTTCGCCTTCTGCGCGGCGTTGATGATGTGCGACCGGACGAGCCCGAGGGCGTCGCGCTCCCACACGCCGGCCGCCGAGCGCGTGAACCACGCGTGCGCGTCGACGTCCCATTGGTATTCCGCCCGCTTCGCCTCGCCGCACCACGCACGAGCAGCGTCGTAGGCGAGGAGTTGATCCTCGCGCTTTGCCATGTTCATGCCTCCTCCTGTGCGGTCAGCGCCGCTCTTCGTGGTAGCGACGGATGCTGTCGGTGATGACGCTCGCGAGGTTGTTCAGGCGCGTCAGCGCGTCGGCCTCGTTGAGCCGCCCAGCTGCCGCGTCCTCGACCACCTTGTTGATCCGCAGGCACATCATGGCGAGCACCTCGCACGCCAGCGCGTGCTTGCGGTCCATCGCGTCGACCTCGCGCTGCAGCCCCGCCGCCAGGGCGCGCCAGTAGCCAAGGTCATTTCCCTGAAACGGGATCGAAGAGACCGCCGCGTCCGCCTTCCGGCGAGCGTCCGCGGCGGTGCCGGGACACCCGGCGTTGCTTGTGCGCGTCATTCGTCACCCCCGATCCGCTCCACCGGCTTCACCGGCTGGCAGGCCTCGTGGGTGGGGTCCATCATGAGCATCGCGACGACGCCGGCCGCGACTCCGAGCAGCACCAGGACGATTTCAAGCACGGCGAACCTCCATGAGGGCCGCCTCGACGGTGCCGTAGTGGTTCCGGGCCGCGGCGCGGACGAGCTGCCGCACCACGTGGACCTTGGTCGATCCGTCAAACTTCGCCAGGGCGGTCAGCAGCCCGTCCGTGGTCTCGTCCACCCCCAACATCACCCGCTTGGGCTTGCGGGCTTCCTCGTTTCCATGAGCCATCGCGTACTCTCCGTGTACGCCACCGTGATTTACGTTTCAGCCATTACCAGACCTTCTGGTGATCGGGCCTTCCTCGGTGGCGCGTACACGATATCGACATTATGTGTGCTTGCAAGCACATTTTCCTATGTTGGGTCTACCCCTTTCCGGCGTTTCGTTAAACGCGCTTCTCGGGCGGCAGCCAGCGACAGCCGGGAAGCCTCCCTGTTCTCGTTGGCGACGTCGCAGTAAGCCTGTGCCCGGGCGAAGCTTGTGCCGATCCGGACTCGCATGGTGCAGCCGTTGAACCAGCCCGGCCCGAGGAACGTCCCGACCCGCCAGACGCCGTCGGTTGCAGACTGCAGCGCCGCGAACTCGCGGACGTCCTCCCGGTACTTTCTTGCCCACTTGGGGACCCTCGGCATACCGCTAGCATACTTGGCATGATTCTGGGAGCAACAGATCCGGCGGTGATTCAGGTGTCAATCGGCGGCGTCAGCCTCTGGCTGTTCGTCATCCTGCTGGTTCTCGGCTACTTCCTGATCCGGGATGCCGTGAAGATGGGGATCATTTCGGCGTGGCGCTGGCGCGAACGGCAGGCCGCGAAGGACCTCGAGCGTGCCGCCAAGGAAGAGGCGCAGCTGCAAGCCAGCCGAGCCAAGGCCGCAGCCAGCCAGGCGTCGCCCGGTTCAGCGCCTCCTGCCGGCGCAAGCACCCGCCGCACGGCTTCCTGACGCCTGCCGCCTTGGTTCCGGCCGCGACCGCGTCGCCCAGGCCGGGCTGCGGGCAGTCAGCCGGTGCGAGCTCGCCGTCGACCACGTGGAAGCAGCGCGACCGCTTGGCGCCCTGCCACTGGAACGGGACCATGATCAGCCGAGCCGCTGGAGGTTGATGTACTGGGGTGGTTTCCATGTCGTTGGCGGTGCCACGGGAGTCAGGCCGTCCGCGCTGCAGACGGTCCCGCCGGCCAGCGTGCAGGCCGCCGATGCTCCGACGGTGTTGACGCCGGCTGGGTACGTGCATCGGACGAGCGCGTATTGACCCTCAGCGTAGTACTCGCCAGGCGCGACCCGACGCATGTAGTAGCAGAACCACGTACGCCTTACCGTGAATGTGACTTGGTACGAATCGCAGAAACCGCTGTCGGTGAAGTATGGATAGTCGAATGTGTCGAAGTACTCGTACTCGACCTCAATCGCCGTTCTGCAGTCCGTTGTTGACGAAGTTGCGGCGTTCCAAGTGCAATTCGCCGAGTCCCAGGCGACGTTTGGCGACACGAAATTGATTCGGACGGCAGGGCTTTGCACGTTCGTGACGTCTGGGCATCCCGGAAGGTTCGGGCAGTCCTGATCGTTTGCAATCACGCCACCGCAAAAAGTCCACTCAATGGTCGCTGTGCCGCTGTCGGTCGGTGCGTCCTCGTCGATCATCGCCTCGCAGAGGTCGGCGATCTCGCAGACTCCAAGCGCAAACACATCTATCCCGAGCGCCTTCCGTCGGTAGGTCTGCCGACCGCAGCCGCCGCGCTTGCAGTCGATAGCCGTCCCGCCGGCCACTGCCCCACTGCCGGCCGAGTCGCAGATGATTCCGTCAGCAGTGACAGACACCCGCCACCTGGTCGGGTTGGGCGGGAACAGCGGCTGCGGGCACGGCTGGCACGGGTACGGACCGCCTGGCTCCTCGCCCGCGCAGCAGCAGCGGCGGCGGCTCACTTCGAGCTCTTGCGCTTGCAGTAGATGAATCCGCCCACCATGCCCATCATGCCGAGCATGACGGCGAACCAAAGGGAACCGAGGAACGATTCAACGCTTGCGAGCATGGGGAGCCTTTCGGTGCTTGTTGCGGGAGAACGTGTAGCCGTAGGTGCAGCCGGCGACGAACGTGATCGACATCAACGCCGCCAGCCACAGGGTGAGTTGCCAAGTCTGCATTTCAGATCCTCGTCTTGATCATGTATGTGATGCCGACAGCAGCCGCAGCCACCGATATGACCATCGCATACCGAAGGCTCGTGACCAGGGGGCTCTCGTCATCGCTGACGTAGCCGATGTGCTCATGGACGGCGGCAGCCGCCTCCTCGACCGTGTCGATGTGCCGCTGGGCCTCCGACAGGTGCGACCGCGCCGACACCGCCGCAGCCCGGACATCGTTGGCCGAGGAGGCGATCTGCGCCGTGTGCGACGCGCAGCCGGTGAGCAGGAGGACGGCGGCGAGGCGCTTCAATCGAAGAACCTCCGGTAGGGAACGGTCGGCAGCGGGTCGACCAGGGGAAGCTCGGCGAGCTGCGCCTGGGACAGCGGCTCGGCCACGCGGAGGTTCGCGTGGTAGCGATTGTCGCCGGGTCGCACGATGATGCCCCCCTCGTCCACCTGTGCGCCGATCGCGCCAATTCGGTCTAGCGAGACACCAGCAACGGGCTGCACGGTCACATCGCCCTCCTCGTCGGCGCGTTCCTCGGCGAGCCCCGCGGCGATCAGAGCATCGTCGAGGTCGGATTCGGTGGTGGATCGGAGTAGGTAGTCCATGTCAGGTGGTCAGGTCGGTGAGCTCGGCGGCGGTCTTGTACTGCGGCCAGTACTTGAACGATGTCATGCTGAACGCCGGGTAGAAAGTCGGGTCCGCTGCGCTGTACATGAAGTCCAGAGATGTGGGCAGAGCGATGAGCGCGGGAGATGCGACCGCCGGCGTAATGGTGGTGACGGAGCCATTCAGCCCGACGTGCGCGATGGCGTTGGTCGGAGTCGGGACCGCGCTCAACGAAAAGGCGAACTTGAACGGGATCTGATTGGCAGACAGCGCCCTTGAGGATTCAAAGTACGCGCCGCCGGTGGAGTTTGTGCTGTTGCCGAAAAGCGTCTTGCCGTTGGTGATCACGGCCATCGATTGGAACGATCCCTGGAACCGGATCGAGCGCGGGAACGCCGCAGTAGTTGCGTCCTTCGCGAAGTACCCTGAAATTAGCATCGTGCCCGCCGTTTGGCTGAATCCAATGCTGGACAGGTTTGCGAGCTGCATCTGATCCTGCTCGCGTGTTCCCTGGCTGTTGGTCGTGTAGACCAAGCTGCTGGCACCGTTTCCGCTTTCAATTTGCATCCCCCACATGAACGCTGTGCCGGAGTTTGGACCGCTGCTGTTGCCGGGATACGCGAGGAACGTCGTGTAGGTCGTGGACCGATAGATTTGGACGCGCGTCCATTGCGTGGTGGAAAGTCCCGTGATCAACCACAGTCCACCGGTCTGCTGCGAAACAGATCCCGGTCCGCTGATGATCTTGCAAGTGCTGTCGGCGTTGTTGCCCCATGCGGTGCCTCCACCGTCAAACGCTCCGACGCTGAACGATGTCAGCGTGCCGGCGCGGAGCCAGACGCTCAATGTCCGAACGGTTCCGGTGGTAACTGCTTGACCAATGGCCGCCGAACTGCCGCTGGTGACCGTGATTTGCTTGGTGTTTGAGCCGTCCGG